AATAAAATTGATGAAGAATGTGGAGAAATAACACGTAAAATATATTGCGAATATGATTATATTTACACTAATCTTACTAGAGAAGAAAAGTTGAGATGGTATAAAAATCAAATCAGAGAATTTAAAAATGAAAAAAGCGAGATAGAAAATGAAAATACTAGATTACAGAGTTAGCCAAAAGCCCGGATATCTTGCCGGGCACGCAGATATCGAATTCCCTACAAAATGGGGAATCATGCAAATCTTCAACATTTCCGTTCTTACCAAGAATGGCTCACGCTGGGTAAGCTTTCCTCAAAAAGCAATTAAGAATGAAAAAGGTGAATATGAATACTTCCCTTTAGTCCAAATGAATGAGAAGTATGAACAGGATGCTTTTCAAAAGCAGTTTTTTCCGCTTTTAGATGCCTTTCTAATGACTAACTCCGGGCCATCAGTACATACCCCTTCCTCTCAATCTTCGACGCCTGAAAAGGTCGTTAAAATCAGTGAGGTTCCATTTTGAACGAAGAAATAAAAACTTTACTTCTTAAGCTTGACTCTGAACTTCAAGAAATGTATGACTGTTTTATCGAGGATGAAACTAATCTTGCCTTATTCCATCTCGGAGCAATGCGAAGTTTAGTCACATGGCAGCTTGAAAAGAATGGAATTAATGTTAAGAATATTCAAAATTCCGATCAAAACGGTGAGCGAAAGCAACTTAACGGAGCATTGGTCAAAGAAGCACAAACGACACAAACTCCAACAATCGTCAGTACGAGCGGAACTGTTACACTTCCCAGCCTTGGCAAGCAATACTCTTTGCAGAGTGACGCTTTGTCGGATAGCTCCGCGTCAGTTGGACGGAGACAATCTACAGGTATCCTTCAAATGGATTCGTGACGAAGTTGCAGATATCTTAGTTCCCGGAAAAAAAAGGGGGTTCGCTGATAACGACCCCCGCATTGAATGGTGCTACTCTCAAACAAAAGGCACACCTAAAGAATATGCAATTCAAATTTCAATTTCATCGAATGAAATGGCCCTTCCTCTAGCTTTGAAATTATAGATATCCACAAACATCTCTAAATAGCTTCTTACGTTGGTTTGAGGGTGAATTTTTGGAAGCTGTCTTTCAACTCTTTCATATAAAAGTCTATAGTCTACCGATGTAGTACTCAGAAATATACATAATGCTTTCATAAACGAAGAACTTTTCGTAAACAATTTAAAACCAAGCTTATTGTTAACAAGTTCTATGATATTTTTTGCTTTTTCTATCAATTCCCTACCAAATGAATCGTTAAAAATAAATTCTCCTGCTTTAAATCGCTTGCTAGCTTTCTGACTTCTCCATTGGTCACATAAACTTATCGCGATATTAGCATTAATATTATTTTCTTCTATAAATCTTTGCAGCTTAATGTATTCAGCATATTGCTCTGAAACATAATAATGCAAATATTCAGCATTTGACCATATTTTTTTCGTTTTATTCATGGCGATCATATCAGTTTTTTTCAGCTTTTCATTACGAATATAATAAATCTCCACATTCAAATTCTTTGCAGCTAAAAGTCTATGCTGTCCATCGATAACTTCATATTCATTATTTACGCATATAGGATTGGCAAAAAGTAAATTGTTATTCTCAATTTCGTCCATCAAAAATCTCACATGTTTTTGGTCGATTAACCGATTTGAATCTATAAAAATAAATTGTTTATAGTTTTTTGTATTTTCTATCATTGTCTCCCCTGTATTGTTTCTAGTTTTGTGTAAATATCATTTAATTTTTTCATCATCTTGTTTTGATGAATGATTATTTCATCAATGGTGGCAGCTTTCAACTTGGTTTCTCTTTTTCTAGTCCTGATCCTTTTTCCTCGGTTTTTTTCAGCAAAACTAGCGGAATAGTTATCGCGTCCACCATTAAATTGGATTTCATCGGATACCGTTGTCTCTCCCAAATCTACAATGACTGCAATGTCCTTGATGTTCATTTTTTGTAAATTCAGTTCCTCTATTTTTTTTCTATGCTCGAATGTTATTTTTTTTGTCATTTTATGTTATTCCTCAAATAGTCTGATAATATTTTCACTTGATTCTCTAATCTCTCTATCCTTTTTTCTAAATTTACCAATGATAAAGAGTTTCTTTTTTTGTCAATAATCACAATTTCACCATTCTTTTGATTCTTTTTAATGAAATCATACACTGTACTTTTGTTTCTATCTATAGCTCTACCTATGGTAATAATTGTTTCATTATTTTCAAACATTCTTTTAATTGTTTGTTTCTCCTCCATTGTTAAATAATGTGTATCTTTTCCACGAGCAACATATTTATAATATTTTCTTCCTTTAAAATTCTTATCAACAAACATCTGTATTGCTGTTAATGATCTATTTAAATTCTGACCTATAGAATAACAAGATTTGCCTAATGAGTATTCTTTTATTATAAATTGTTTTTCTTCATCTGTCAAAAAACTAACTTTTCTTATTTTTCTCTTTACTTCCATTAAACTTTTCCTTTAATAAGTTTTCTACAATCTCTTGCATGTTACTCTTGTTGTCTAAAGCGTATTGCTTAATCTCTAGTAACATCTGTTCCGTTACCCTAATCCTAATATAATGCTTCTCATTCATCTAACTTATCCTCTTTTATAAATTCTTTTTTGAAATAATCAATTCCAGGTATATATTCATTTTCCCCGTATACATTTATAAACTCTAACAATCTGTATTTTGCTGATTTATTACGCTCTTTAAATATTTCATCAAAACACTCCTCTAATAGATTTATCAAGTCAAATTCTAATCTTATCTGATCTACCATTAATCTCTTTAATTCTTGATTATTCATTTTCTTCACCCTCCTCCACTGCCCTGCATATATATTTAAAATAATTCATTGATAATGACTTACTTAATTCATTATTCCCACACAGTTTTCCTGCCAGCATCAAACATGCTAACAACGCCTCTTTTGGACATATCCCTTTATGCTCAAATTCATTCTGCATAGCATTGGCCAGCTTTTCCGTTGCCCTCATATGTTCCAGTATCATTTTATGTATATCACTCACCTTCATATCTCCTCTCATTTTCTGTTTCTTCCTCCCGGATAAATTCTAATACTTCTTCATATATCTTTTTCTTTGCCAACCATTGCCCTCCCCTTACCAATTGTTTAACTTGCCCATCCACATGAAATTCATCCTGGTATTCATCGCAATAGTCCTGCGCATATCCGTTATTCTTCATCCATTCATACAAATCAATATCATATATATCACTCTCAATATTCATATCTGATACATCCGTATCTTCATCAATATCAATACCTTCCATATATTCAAATGCTTCCTTTATTATCTCATATATCCAATCATTTGGCATCGCACCAAAAAAGTTACTCTTGTGAATATCATATATCAGATTATCAAACTCTATTGGTGTATTGTCTGTCTTTCTAACAAACGTATCACCATTTGGCCTCTTGACATTTTCTAAATACTTACCATAATACTTTCTATTCATTGCTCTTTCCTTATTTATGTTAAACTAAATCTTGCAGTTTCTTCATTTATTAACTCTTTATCTCTCCAATAGCAAAAGTAATTGTCGTATGTCACAAAATACCACTCACCATCACTCTTGTCATACTTTATATATGTACAGTGTTGACCCCAAGCCTTTTGCAATATCGGCACTCCTTTCTTTGCTACCTCAATAAGCTCATCTATTGATACCTCTATTGGATAAAATCCAGGCTCTATATCCAACAGCCCATGTGTGTCACTATCTATTAAATCTTTTAATGTTGTCTCTTTCATTTTCTACTCCTGTTTGTTGTTTTATAGATTATTCGTTAAACACATAACCATAATTTAACGCGCACATAGCATCTATGTAATAACTTTTATTCTTCCCTTCATTGCCAATTAATTCATCCAAAAATGCTCTAGCGACGTGATCAAAATCGTCCTCCAATTCGCCATACACTTCTTCTATGTGCCATGCGTCTTTCCAATCTGACCATTTACCATTATTCATTTTATTGTTTTCCTCAACAGCTTCCACTAATCCTTTAAATGTCCTCTCTTTCATTAATACTCTCCATAGTTTCTATCACTCATTAATATTAAATAAATTGCTATCATTATAAATAACATTGGTATGCTTATGTACATATTAAACCCTCCCTAATCTTTTGTCTTTTTCTGCAATTAATAATTCATATCTATTTTTTAAAACTGGATTATTTATAGGTGATCTCATTAATGTTTTTTCTAAATAAAATTGTTCTTCTATAAATTCACGTGTGCTCATTTTAGATAGATTATGTTTATAAACTTCTTCTGTGCTTTGACCTTTTTCAATTGCTTGCATTTTCATTCTCCTTTTATGTTAGCTTTTGACACACTCTTTCTTTGCAATCTGCTTTCTATCTCATTTGGTTTAACTTTATAACCATGATGTCTTTCAGCTCCTTTTCTAGAAGATTTTACTCTTGATAGTGCTTTTACATCTTGTGAAGCTTTTCTCACCTCTGATATCTTTTCATATTTATCTATCGCTATGTACTTCATTCTCATTCTCCTTTTATGTTAGCTTTTGTCTCATCATACTTACTCTCTAACCATCATACACCAAGATATTATCGCTGGTGACTTACGCTATTTTCGCTATGATACATGACAATATAGCACATTGCCACAATTGCAATCAAGCACTTTGTTTCTTTTCTTACAATAAAATAATCATTGATACTTTTCTCATTGACAAATACACTGCAATTTACAGGAGCTCATCATGGCTAGATCTTCCACTTCCTTTAAACCCGGACATACTCTTATCTCCACTAACCCAGGTAAACATAAAGTCTATAATCAAAAGTTTATCCTCGATCTTATCCCTGGTCTTATCGAATGGTCGCAACGTGATGACGCTTGGGTATTTAATACCTGGATCGCTGATCAAAATCTGTGCCAGGAACGCGTTTGGGAGTTCGCTCAAGCTGAACCGCTTTTTGCGAAAGAACTTAAATCCGCAAAGCTGCGTGTAGCACAACGTCGAGAGCTTTTAGCAATGAAAGGTAAGTGCTCAGAAGGTATCGTGAGGCACACTATGCATGTTTATGATCGTGAGCTTATGAACTCAATGCTTGAACTCAAACGCGCAGGTATTGCCGACCAGCCAACTGGTACAATCAATGTTATAGTCTCAGGGCGCAGCCTATCAAAGCAGGCAATGGCACCGAAGAAGCGCAGTAAGAAAGCTAAGTAACTGTTAACATCTGTTTCAACTTCTACTTTTAATTTGTCAATCCGTTTGTCCTAGTCTTTCAAAGTCGAGGGCATACGTCAAGGGGTTTTGGGTCCTCTTGCTGTTGTTGTGAATGTATACCCTCCTATGTAACTCAGCCAAAAAAACCTAGTTATTTTAGGAAAAGTATTCATTGAAACAATTCTTACCACTTAGTAGCTTTCACTTTATTTTGCCCCATTTGTTAAAGCCGTAGATGCAGATGAATATGGAGAAAACGGCACAAATGGCTTGTGAGTAGAGTTGTCGATTTATATCCATGTAGATCCAGTAGGATAGGCAGAAGATATCGAGTAGGAAGCAGATGCGGTTGCCGCGGGCATTAAGGATTTTGCCGGATTTACCGATGACGAGGAAGCAGGCGTCGATGATATTAGCGGCAAGACCGAAATGGTTCATCAATCTCCGAAGTGAAGAATCTGCCAAACTTCATTAACTTTCACGGGTGCAGGTTTGACGATAGGAGTTGGTACTTTAACAGGAGCTGAGACGATAAATGCAGGTTTAAAGTCATCATCGCTTTCTGAGCTACTGTCATAATAATCGCTTGAGTGCGATGATACATCTTTTTCAGGTTTATCTTCACGTTTCTCATCATAAGTACGTGGTGTTATTGGGGAATTAGGTGGTGCTGAGTATGATCTAAAGTGTAATGGGTTCATTTTTTTCCTCTAAATTTTTAACTTTTTCTTTTAATTCGTTAATTTCTTCTCTAAACAAGCGCATTAACAGTATTTGATTTGTAAAGCAATCAACACGGTCTTTTCCAAACTTCACCTCTGTATTGCAAAATTCAATGTGTTTATCTACGATGTCATCGAGCATTTTCATTCTCTATTTATTTTTTTCATATTCTTTAAACCTATTAGCTTCAAGGATTGGTAAATTGCACTCAGTAGGAATGTATACTACCTGCATTTGATTTGTTTGCATACCTTGAACCCAGAGATATCGAAGGTAACTTTCATTTCCCTGTAAACTCTTTCCTATGATCTGATTGGCTTTGGCAACACCTTCGGCCCTTATGACTTCTGCATCGGCTAAACTCTTCGCACTTTCAAGTTTCTGCCTAGCTTCTAATGTCGCTATCTGCCTGTTGTACTCTGCCCTTGCCAATTCCGCTTCCCCGGCTTTGCTCTGATGCCAGACATCATAGTTTGGTAAACCAAGCATGCACCCTCCAATACCAAACACACCAACCATTAACACTAAAACAATGCTAGATATATTAAACTGTCTATCATCCATTATGCATCCCTCATTCCTTCATCTCAATTTCATCATACTTATATGGAACATTGTTCTCTCTATAAATGATTCTTTTATTAATAGTTTTAATCTTATCTACATATTGAATATTATATATAGCTATAGATAAAACTATTGATAATAAAACTATTGTTATACATATTATAGATAGATTGCCACTGTCTACTTCTTTCATATGAGTTTCTTCAAATATTCATGGTCGTCTAAGATATTTTTGATTTCCTTATCTATATCCCTCCATGAAATAACTATTCCAACACATCCATCAATATTCCATCCCACCCGAGGATTAAATCTTGCAAGTGTTAACATCACATTTTTTCCAAGTTCGTAACGACTATTAGATCCATATAATAAAACTTCAACATATCTGTCTGTATGCGGTAATCCGTCTTCACAACTAGTCCACTTATCTCTCGTTCCATCTGCAACTATTGTTTTTTCATCTGTAATTTCTCTTACCCATTGCTTTACAAATTGTAACATTTTTCATTCCTTATCTTTCATATAAATGCTTATCCTTGTAGTGCATCTACATGCTGAGGTTCCCCAGCACATAGCATGCACATCATCTGCTACTCCGTGCAGTAGTGTCGGTATTTCTAGAACTGTTCTAGCTGCATGGCACTACTTCGTGTGGACCCGTCGGTATTCTTAATCTATGGGGCCCTGCTACTTCGTGCACCCATAGATACGAAGTAAGCCAAAAAGAAAAAATAAAAAGAAAAAGCCACTCGAAAGGCTCGTGCCTGTTATACCAATATTTTTAACTTTGTCAATGTTAATTTCTGTCTCATTAACTTTCTCCTATGAATATTTCTTCCATCCTTCATCTAAAATATTATCAGACGTTCCTTATTCTATCGATTCTTATGTGCAATGTATCAATTCTATCATGCAAGATGCTCATTTCCTTAGATATACGCATTGCTAAAGCCCTCATTGCAATATGCATCGCAGGATTATCTTCATCCAATATTTTAATTAACTCATTGATATTCAAATCTTTATATTTTTCAGGTATTGTCATAATCTATGTTTATCACTTTAAAGCTTATTGGTTTTCCATCTTCTTCATTCCACTGACTTCTAACTACAACTCCTTCATGCTCCTTACCATTCTCATACTTGCCCTTTGCCCATGCATCTACATCCAAACCACCAGTAAATTTAGTAGCATCAAACTTGCCAACTCCTAATGTGTTCACCATTTTCATCTTTATCAGCTTACAAAGAGCTAGCAATTCATGGTATTGAAGATAACAATGCTTATGGATGTTATATGCACTAAAGACAAATCCATCTAGTTCCTTCAATCCCATCGGATTACTTTGTACTTTCGGCCCGCAAGTTTCCCACTGGATCGCAACACCTTCCGGGAGATTTTTCTCCAAATCATACTTAATAGCAATCTTCCAATATCCATTATTCTCATCTTTCTCTAACTCCCAATTCCTTGAGCAAATTCCAAATTGTCCATATCTCTTATATGCTGTTGTTGAACTGCCATCACACTTTTGACTTATATAATATTGCTTACCATGCAATTTATCGATCAATTCAGGCACAGTCTGCCAGTTAGGCTCATCTGTCTTTGGAATAAATCCGGGAAATTGTCCCTTCGCTATTCCTTGCATATTTAAGGGAACTGGTTTGGTATATTTTTCCACTCCAAATAAATCAGTTACATCTTCACCAAGAAAATTTAATAAAGAAACATTCACTAAAGGCATAATCACAACTTCACTCCGCACTCCCTTAAATCTTTGCATCTTCACACGCCATCCATTCTTCTCCAGAAATTTCATATCATCCCTTGGAGAAATCAAAGCATCGGGCAAATATACTACACCTAAATCATTCAAGGAAAAATCTCTCTTTCTTACTACTCCTTGCCATTTTCCCCCTGCGCCACATATAACGGTCGCACTCAATATAAAATCTGCGTCTTTGATAGGCTCTAATTTGATAATCTTTCCAATATATGCTAATCCACTATTCATATAATCCTAGATTTTCTGATTCTTGTGTAATCTGACATAGTAAACAAATTTTGCTATAATCATCATCGATAAATGGCATTTCACATCTTTCACATTTTCCAAATTTCGTGCCTTCAGGTGGATATATTATAAATCCCATGTCAATCCCTATATCTATCCACTTTCAAGTTTCTTTCGTCAGCCATGCACACACCAATAGGTTTCAAGGTATGTATTATCTTAATTGTATCTTTATGAACTTCTAACACTCTTTCTATACGTTTATATGCTAGGGGCGATTCGTCCAACCCCGCTCCGCGCACTTCCACATTAGCTTTTTTGATATATTCGTCATGGGCTTGTTTTGATACCAATCCGGCTGTGACTTGTTTTCCGGTTTTTCTACAGATTTTTCCTTTGGCTTGATTTCTTCCCATAGCACGGCCGGCTCCATGGATAGTTGAATAAAGAGCTTTTGCAGAAGTTGGGGTTTCGATCCCTTCAAGTATAACTGATATGTCTGCCATAGAACCTCCAACAAAGCCTCTTTGGCCAGGGAAGGCAGGTGTTGCGCCCTTTCTAATGACCCAGAGATCTTGACCAAAATGACGTTCCCTCCATGCAAAGTTATGGTGGTTGTGTACCTCGTCAAGAATTTCTGATCTGAGGATTTTCGCCACTCTCTGACATACCCAATCTCTTCCTGCGTAAGCATATCGACCAGCGATTTCCATGCATTTGATATATTGTTGTCCAAGGTCTGAATCTTCATCAAAAATGACCGGCTCTGCGTGGACTCCATCTTTCCCTCCCCCTGCTTTTACAAAATGTGTTGCAATACTATGACCGAGACCACGACTCCCAAAATGAACGCCAACCCAAATCCTATTAAGCTCATCCGTAAAGATATCCACGTAGTGGTTTCCTGAACCAATGGTGCCCAACTGATCACATGCCTTACTTTTAAGATCTCTGAGTAAAGGAACTTCGTTCCAGGAATCATCATCAAATAAAGGATGTTCGATTTTTTCGTTATTCTTTCTGCCAATTCCAAAACTGATATGCTTTTGAATTTCATTCATTTCCCTGCAAATGTTTACTTTGATACTTTCACTATCACAAGCCAACAAAACAGCTTTATTACCACAAGCGATGTCATAGCCAACTGCATTAACGTTAATAGCTCCGGAATAGGCCACCACGCCGCCAACAGGTACAGAATATCCGATGTGATGATCAGCGCAAAGCACAGTATATTCAGGTCTCTTACCATAATTCATCACCGCTTTCATTTGTTCCACAGCCTCAGGAAAAGCATCACCAAAAACAGCAATTCCATCAATTATTTGCATTCATATTCTCTTTGTTTTTGAATATTTTAATAATTCCATCAGCAAAAGATTCCCATTCACATTTATAATCATTATCACATCCTAAAGCATTCAAAGGAACAGTTCCACCACATGCCTTCACACATTTACGTGAAATTTTATTTTGACATTGTTTGCAGATCATAATTCTATTCTTATAGGTTTATTCACCGGTTTATATCTTTCATCCATAATCGCACAGTTAACATATCTTGTTTTTCCAATTTCCATCTGCCCATATCCTTCATGAATATGACCGAACACATGTAAGCTTAAATTCTTCATCAAAGGACTATCAACTCTCTTTTTAAGTTCATAACATCCAACATGTTCGAATTCATTATCCTTTTCATAACTAGGAACTTTGTCTAACACTCTATAAGGAGGTCCGTGCGTTATAAGAATATCTATATCATTAGGGATTAAGGCCCACTTTTCTTTTCTTTTTGCAATTGGAAGCATGAAATGCCAATCACAAAATATTGGTGTCCATGGACTTCCCCAAATCTTATATCCTTTGAATTCGCATCCTGAATCGCAAAGATATGTTATTGCTGATTGTTTATAAAATTCCGGATTCTTTTCCAAAAATCCATCATGGTTTCCGGCAATGACCACAACTTTTTCATAATCTTGGATATCCAGCCAATCTAAAACATCTTGATGTTCTTGGTTGGTATCCCGAGCTGTAAAATCTCCGGAAACTATCAATAGATCACCACCTTCCAGTTGAGGCTGAAATCCATGTAAATCCGAGATGCAGTCAATAATCATGACCAAGCATTCCTTATCTTAAGAGGATGTAGATGATTCATCATCGTTAGCCAATTTATCTTCTAAAATTCTTAACTTATTTTTAAATTCACATATATTATCTTGTAGTTTTACAAGTTGCGCAAAGGCTTGACGTTGCCAAGATATAAATTCTTTTAATTTAGCTTCTTCTTTTTCAAGATTTTCTTTGTATTGTTGTTTTAATGTTAAAGCTTCGTTTTTAAATGTTTCGTTTTCCATCGTTTTCCTTGGTTTAGATAGATTTTCTGGCATCAAATCCGTAGTTGTATAGTACATAATACCTCATATGGAACATATCTTAACACTTTCCTTAATACTTGTCAATCTGTTAAGATTTATTTTAATCAGGAGTTTACATTGGATGTTTTTCTAGAATATACCCCCAGGCCATATCAATCTACATTCGAAGATGCTATGACCACAAAAAATCGCGCCCTTCTCGTCTGGCATCGCAGAGCCGGAAAAGATATTGCCTGCTTGAATTTTATGGTATTGAAAGCTATAGAAAAAATTGGTCTTTATTATTATATTCTTCCTACATATCGTCAGGCCAAAAAAGTTATCTGGGATGGTATGAATGAAGAAGGAAAGAAAATACTCGATGCTGCAATTCCTAAGAAACTTATCAAAAATAAACACAACACTGATCTTAAAATTGAATTTATTAATGGAAGCATTATTCAACTTGTCGGTTCTGATAATTATGATGCTCTGGCTGGGACTAACCCTTGTGGTGTGGTGCATTCTGAGTTTTCTTTGCAAGATCCTGCATGTTGGCAGATGATTATTCGTCCTATTCTTCTAAAAAATAAAGGATGGGCGGTATTCAATGGTACACCTAGAGGTAAAAACCATCAATTTGAACTGGATCAAATTGCCAGAGAAAATTCTAATGAATGGTTTTACCAAAAACTCACTGTCGAAGATACATCTCTCATTTCTCATGCTTCCCTTGAGCAAGAACGCCGCGAAGGTGTTTCCGAAGAACTTATCCAACAGGAATATTACTGTTCCTATGATCGCGGCGTGGAAGGTTCATACTATGGTCGGCTTATGGAAACTGCTCGCAAAGAAGGGAGAATTTGCAAAGTGGCCTACGAAGCTAGAAGTCCAGTTAATACTTCTTGGGACTTAGGCTATGGAGATTCTACTGCCATCATTTGGTGGCAGGAAATTGATAAAGAAGTAAGGATTTTGGATTATTATGAAGCTACCGGAGAAGGACTCGAACATTTTATACGTCAGCTTAATATGCGATGCTATGTTTACGGAACACATTATATGCCATTCGATGCCGAAAACGGGTCGCTTCAGACTGGCAAAAGTCTCGTTGATATGGCACGCCAATTTGGGATCAAAGTCACGGTGCTTAAAAGGGCTTCATTTGAATCGGGGATCGAAGCCGGACGCGTGCTTATGGGAATATCCTGGTTTGACCAAGAAAGATCTAAACTATTGCTTAGGCATTTAACTAATTATCATAAGAAATATAATGATAAGATGAATTGTTATTCCGATAAGCCGGAACATGATGCCAGTTCACATGGATGTGATGCTTTCCGCTACTTAGCTCTTTCCCGTTTACAATATGGTGGTTCTGGTATAAAAAAAGACCAGATTGATGAATGGAACCAAAAGTATCGCAATGTCATCTAAAAGAATGCCGGAAGATGAGAAAATTAAACGTGCTAATGAACGTTGGTTAAATCCTAAGACTAAAAAACCTACTAATTGGTCTTTTGCCCTACAAAATCGAAGAGATGAATATAAAAGGATAATGGATGATAATTCCTGGCTCAAAAGATTCAAAGGAAACAGAATGTGACAACTCTTTATATTGGTCGCTTGAAAGTCCCATGGTATTATCCTCAGGTAACATTCAATCCGATGCCGGCAAAAATAGCTGCCATTACAAATGCCCAAAATGCCGTTGTAACTACTGTGGCTGCTCACGGATTCATTTCTGGTATGGACGTCCAGTTGTTCGTTAACTCTAGTTATGGCATGGAAATTAACAATAAAACTTGTATAATTACTGTTATTGATAATTTTAATTTTTCTACCGGCCTTAATACTTTACAATTATCTGCATTCGCAATTCCTGCAAAAACACAAGAATTTCCTGCTCAAGTTGTTCCATTCAGTGGTCTTAATTTTACAGGTGTTGTTTATAATACTTATGAGCAACTCGCAACCCCGGGCAATCCTTAACAATTGTAAACAAATTTTTTTTAACCTAATATGCAAGTAAATATTTTACTTGGCGGTTTGGATGTATTTCTCAAATGCAAATAATCCCATTAAACAAATCATGGATGAGCACTGGAAAGAGTCTCAACCTCTTTGGCAACAGTGGCAAATGGCGGCTGATTTAGATGTTAAAATGGCTACCGGCCAGCAGGATTACTGGAATTCTTTCTATAATATCAATTATCGAAATCAACGTTTACTTATCTTTAATAAAGTTCTGCGAATACTAAATATGATTGGTGGCTATCAGGCCCGCAATCGTTTAGTAACTTTATGCACTGCTGTGGACTCGGAAGGTGAAGAATTTCAAGATGAATTGACGAAAGTTCTTTATTGGGTGAAAAATCAGGATCGTTCTTATAATAAAATATCTGATTGTTTTTATGGCTCAAATATGACGGGTCTCAATCTCCAATGTGCATGGATGGACTTTCGTGAAGATCCGGAAAATGGAGATATTAAGACTGATAGGGTTCCCTATAATGCTTTTGTTATGGATAATTATTGGACAAAAGCAGATTTATCCGACTGCGGATGGGTTTGGACGCGGAAATATCTTACTAGAAAAATGGTTTTATCTCTTTTCCCAAAACTTAAAAACTTTCTTCCTGCCCTTAATAAAGGTTATGGAGCAAAAGACGGTCGTTTTCAGTTTATGGGACCGAATTGGTACATGTATCAACAGGAAATTTATGCTTATGATGAATTTTGGGAAAGAGATTATCGAAGAGTTAAAAAGATTTTAGACCAGGCTACAGGCGAAGTTGTCGATTGGAAAGGTACTGAAGATCAATTTGATATGCTTAAACGCATAAATCCAAATGTGAAAATGATTTCAGCAATGAAGCCAACAATAAAACTACACGTTTGTGTTAATGGTGAGCCTGTTTATGAAGAAAAACAACCTTATGGTATTGATCGTTACCCTTTTATTCCTTACCTTTGTTATCACTTTCCCGAAGTCCAAAATTATGAATATAGATATCAAGGCATTGTTCGGAATATCCGAGATAGCCAAATAGAATTAAATCGTCGTCGCAATAATATGCTCGATATGTTTTCTGCCCAAACCCAAAGTGGTATCATTGCCAAAGAGGATGCTTTTGTTCAACCGGAAGAAGCTTATAAACAAGGTCCAGGTCAGGTCCTTTGGGCAAAACAAAGTGCTAATATCCAAGCCGATATCCAAATGATTCAAGCTCCGAATATTCCTTCTTCTATTTTTGATCTTCAAAAGCTTATGGATGATGAAATCATGGCTATTGCAGGAGTGAATGAAGAACTTTTTGGAGAAGTTAAAAAGGGTGATCCTTCAGGCCTTCTTACTCAAATGCGTATGGGTGCAGGTCTTACTTCTTTACAAGGTGTATTTGACCGTTTAAATGAATCGCAGATATTGCTTGGAGAATTAATGCTTGAAATGATTCAAGCTAATTTTGGTGTTGGTAAAGTTACTAAAATCCTTGGTAAGCCTCCATCCGAAAACTTTAGCAATGGTGAGTTTAGAAAATATCGGTGTGTTGTTGAAGAAGGAGAACTTACTTCTACACAAAGGCATATGCAATTTATGCAGGCATTGCAACTTAAGCAACTTGGTGTTAATATTCCTTCCAAGTACTTACTTGAAAAATCCACGCTACAGGGCAAAAAAGAACTTGTCGAAGCAATTGAAGCCGAAGAGAAAAAAGCCCAAGAATTACAAGAAAAAGCTGCTCAAATTCAAATGCATCAGGAAGCTATGCTTGCTAGAAGTTTTGAAGCTAAATCACAAAATGATTTTGGAAGGGCAATTGAAGCCAAAACTCGTGCGGTTGCAAATATCGGTCTTGCAAAAGAACGTGCTTCACAGGCTGAGCATGATAGAGCAAAAACTGCCCTTGATAATGCCAAAGCAGCTAAAGAGCTTCAGGAAATTGATGAAGATCGCTTAATGAAATTGACTTCTTACATTGTTCAAATTGCTCAGGCACAGAAAGCAATGGCCGGTGGAGAGGAAGAAGATGCTACAGATGTTGCTCAAATGATTGGCGGAGATGTTAATGCTGCTGAAATGCAAAGTCGTGTAGGTGAAGAGAAACCAAATATTGAAATGCCAGAGATGCAAAATGTTCCATAATAATCTTCGTTCCCTTTATGAATCAGGAAAAACTATTCTAGAAATTTCCGATTTAACTGAAATAACAAAAAGTTCTTGTTATCGAACTTTGAAATTGGAAGGAACAAAGTTTAGAAAAATCGGGAGGAGACCTAAAATAAATCCAGGCAAAATTTTAGATCTCCGCCGAAAAGGTGATAGTTACCGCGACATTGCTTTAAAATTTGGAATTTCGCATGTTTCTGTTTTCAATTCGTTGAGAAAAGCACGGGGCGTTCCAACTCAATAATATATTGAATTGTATTCTCAGAAAATCCTGTAACATGCACCCAACTTCCATCTGTCTTTAGTTGATTCTTATAATTTCCAAGACTAATAAAATATTTTTTCGGGATATCTAGATGGGGAATATTATCAGCAGACTGCTCATCCGTAATCACAATAATTCGATCAATTTTTATATTAGTAGAAAATGCTAATGCATTTTTAATGGCATTTCCTAAATATGTTCCAGCATGACATTGCGAATTCTTTATATCATCAATCAATTCAAATCCACGACTGGCTTTAATAAATTTATATTCATTCGAAAAGGAAATTGTTGTTCCCATTTCACACCATTCCCTTAAAAGCACTGCAAACATACATGCTGCATCAATCAATCGTATATCGGATTTTGCAGAAAGAGGTGTGTCCATACTTGATGATACATCAACAAAAACCATTGTCGTTCCAGGCAATTTTTGATCAATTGTCAAATGCTTAAGCATCACAGTTGCTATTTTATTTTGCCATTCAGGTATCGCATTAGCTGCCCGGAAATATTCAAATGGTAATACAGGTCGTCCTTTTTCAAGATTCTCAAAAATAGAAACAATATTGACTTGTTGATCTCGCATATTTCGCAAATTGCGAAGGATGGCAATCGTTCCCATTTTCCCTTTCGCAAGTAATTCGCTAAAAGCTTCTTTCTTATTCTCACCGGCTGAAAGTTTCGTTTCCCATGTCTCAGCAGGCATTAATTTGTCATTGATCAGATTATTCCATATCTTAGCCTGTCTATCATTTTCAGGTTTGGCATGAGATAAGAAAAGAACATCGCGAAGTTTAATGACATTATTTCGATTATATTTGGCGAGTTGGTAATCATCATATTGCCGGAAAGCATGGGCCAATCCTCTCTGCAATTGCTTGTCGAGTGGTTTTTTTCCGGTAATCCAATAAAGAGAAAGCAATTCTGTCATTTGATCAGGACGTGTACATACTCTTGAAATAAGATATTTGGCTTGATTGTTTGGTTTCTTTAATAACTCTACAATAAGTTTGAGGGGCATATGCCGAAGTTTTTGTTTCTCAAAACATTCGATGATCAAATTTTTGAGTTCATCAACGGAAACTTTTGTACAAAGTTCTTCAACTCTTTTTTGAGAATCTTCGCCATTCTCATAAAAGTGGTTTTCCCATAATAGACAAGCAAGACAAGTTCTTCTGAGTTCTTGTATTGGTGTGATTGAAGATGCTGGCGCACCTTCATAAGTAGTTTTTTTTGCAGATTTCAAATTTGTTTTCATAAAACTCCGGGATTAGGTGAAAAGAGTGTTTTTGTTAAAAGCAAAGTAACTCTTTTCTACGCCACGGTTAAAAATCAAATCCGGGATTAATCGCATACAGTTGAAGCTTTTTAGGGCTTCCCGCATAAATGGTGCGGGAAATGGCCTTTAGGGCCACTAAGTACCTGTCTACTACGCCACGGTAAAATGCGCTATTGATACGAGTTTCGCGTATCCCCACCTGCGTAGTTTCACTCTACATCAAGCTATGGTTGCTCTATTAGGCGCATATAAAAAACTTGGCATTCTCAAATTTATCCGCGTCTTTTTCGTGCCCGACGCTGTTTAGCCAGGATAACTCTGGCCTCTTCTAGTAATTCCGATACTGACAGGGACCTTCTTAAGTTACCCGGGAGGAATTAATTTATGTCCGAGGTCGCGACATTTCGGGTTCCATCGTATTCAGTTCAGCCGAGTTCGATCTCAGCACCAACTAACGCTGGCTTTAACCAAAGTAACTGAATACTATCGCCACGATGAAACAAATCTTACCAAACTCTCTCTTTTTACACAATGTTTCTTTACTAAAATAATTCTTACGTTATACATTGATGACAAGTAAAGATTTTAGTTAACAAGAGGTTTATATGCGCGGTAATCCTGATAAAGGCCCACAAAAACAAGATTATGATCTTGGATATGGAAATGCTGGCAAAGGTCCAGAACAACCTTATTTTCCAAGTGCAGAAAGAGGTAATGAATACAATTCACACCAAGCCACTATCGTTAAACGTGATCAAAAAAGAGTTAAATCAGATCTACGTAGGAAATATTAATGGCTTCTGTTCCTTATATTGCTACTAAACAAGAGATTGGTGAAACTCGCATGGCGATGACAAAACGCCTCATGCAGTATATCCAAGAGGCTTTAGATAAGTTTAAAGATAAGAGTGAAAAGTACTTCATCCTTGTCCATGCTAAACCTTTTTCCATGCATCCAAATATGATCAAACAGAAGATCGTAGCCATGGCAAAAAAGCCTCCAATGATGCTCTCTTGCATGTTATTCGGCGTTGATAACTCAACCGGAACCTTGACTTTGGAATGGTGCCTAGCAGGAGATTGGCCAACATGGTCCGTATCAGGCACTAACGAACCCATTCCCGAAGTCATTGCTAGTTTCGATAAGCTGGGCAAGATCGCTGATTTAGATAAAGTTTTATTGTATTAGGCTCACGCCTATTTTTTTTGTCACAAATGACAAGTAAATTGTTTACTTGTCACCGTCGCCAGGTCAAGGGCGTTTTTTCAATATCGTCGCCGGATTACGGGCGTTTGGCTGTACAGCAACTCGCCAATGCTACTTAGGGTAAAAATGACAGAAGAAGAAAAAATTGAACAACCTGTGCAGGAAGAATCTGTTCAGGAAGAAGTAAAAGTAGAAGAGACAAAACCGGTGGAGGCACCGGAAAATATACATTGGAAGCAGGCCCGGGAGGTCATGCAAACACAAAAGGCTGAGATTGAAGCTCTGCGACGGCAGATGGAAGATTTCACCAAAGTTAAACCCCCTCCTGAACCTGATGAATTTGCTGATTTTGATCCCAATGATCAAATTACTTTCGCACAAGCGCAAAGGCTTGCTGAAAAGAAAGCTAAACAGGCTGCTGATTCTTCGAGACAACAAATCGAGTCTCAAATGCAAATTGAACGTAAAGTTCAACATGCTGAAGCCGAAGCTAGAGCAAAACATTCCGATTATGATTATGTCATCAATACTTTCACTCTTCCTCAAATACAGAAAGATCCGGCACTTGCGCATAAGATTGCTACAAGTCCAAATCCTGCTCTGACTGCCTATAAGTTAGGAAAATTATCAGATGAATATGAGGCTCAAAGCCAGCAACAAAATGTAAGCCCTAAGGCTGCAAAGATCTTAAAAAACTCTGAGCGTCCTGCAAGTTCTCATTCTGCTCCTGTTCCTTTGAAGTCTCAAGTCGGCGATGTCTCAAAAATGTCGCAGCAAGAAATTTGGAATCTTTCGCAGAAGTATGCGCGCGGAGGACGTTAAATAAATGACAATTACTACAACTAATAGCCTTCCAGCTCCAATTCAGCAATGGTTTGATAACGTGCTTTTGTCACGTCCAATGCCAAAGCTAATTCATAAGCAAATGGCTATGAAAAAAGAAATGCCGCCTAATAGCGGCCGTGTCGCGCGTTATCGCCGATATACTAACTTGGCTACTGCTACAGTACCACTTCCAGATTCAGGACTTACTCCACCAGGACAAGTTCTTACTGCTATAGATATTGATGCCAGACTGGATTGGTATGGGACATATGTAACTATTACCGATCAGGTCATGTTCATCAATGAAGATCCTGTGCTTAATCAGACTGTATCTCTTTTAGCGCAATCCATGAGAGAAACTGAAGATGAACTCACACGCAATATGTTGCAGTCAACAGCGGCTGTATTCAATTGTGTAAATGGTTCGAATGGCGATAATCCTACGGAATTATCGCGGGCTGATATCAATACTGTCGTTTTTCAATTGCTTACAAATAATAGCATGATGATTTCTGACAATATAGAAGGCAGCTTGAAATTCGGGACATCGCCAATTCGTGAAGCTTTCTGGGGAATGATGAATTCTACGTTCCTCGATGACCTAGAATCTGTGGATGGTTTTATCTCACAAGCCCAATATCCGGCGTCAATGAATATTTTGAATGCGGAATGGGGTTCTGTAGGTAATGTAAGATTCCTCTACAGTAGCTTAGGAAGCCTTTCACCTAATGCTTCATTGAATGGAAATACTGTTGCTAACATTTTCATCACAGGTCAAGAAGCTTATGCTTGCGTTGATTTGACACGAGCAACAGCTGAATTTATTTATACACCTCCAGGTGGACCTACCGATCCGCTTCGTAGGTTGCAGTTAGGTGCATACAAGTTCGCTCAAGTTCCTCGTATCTTGAACGATTCTTGGGTCTTTAATCTACGCGCTACACATTCATAGGAGGGTAGATTATGCCTACATCACAAATGCAAGTTGTTGAAAATTCTTTTAAGGTGGTTGCTGCACCTTTTTCAATTAACTTAGGTTTTGTTCCTACAAGTTTCCATTTTTGGAATCAAACCCAATATGGAAATAATGTCGCGAATCAAATTTATGAAGGTGAATGGAATCAAAATTTACCTAATGGAGAGCTGTATGCACAAGCAAGCACAGCAGCTACAACAACAAATGATTTCTTGATGTTAAGTGGAGGTGTTACACCTTACAATGCTTCAACTCAAGATTCTTTTGGGCCTGCTTTAACGGGTGGGGTCATTACCAAGGCGACAGGGACTTTTAATGTCGTAGGTCATGGCTTAGCGGTAGGTGATTTATTCCGCGTTTATAACAATACTGTTATGAAACAAATTGGTGGAAACATTTTCCAAGTAGCTACTGTGAATAGCTCTAGTCAATTTGTAATTACTAATCCTGCTTTTATGAATACAGCTAATTTCAGCAATGAATCTGCATTCACTATTCGCAAACAATTAGTACCTCCATCCTTTGTACCAAAAGTAACTTTGATTTCTAATATCACTGCTGCTAATCCTATGGTTGTAACTACTGCTTCCAATCATGGCTTAGTTGTGGGTCAAGAAGTTAAAGTTTATGTTCCAACTAATTTTGGAATGAAAGAAGCCAATGGTCTATTCGGTGTTATCACCGCCGTGACTGCTCAAACTTTCACTATTGGTTCAATAGATTCGACAGCATTTACTGCTTTTGCATGGCCTGCTGTTGTCACTCCTGAAAAGAGCAACTTCCCAAGAGTTGTTCCTATGGGTGCAGGTCCTACAGGTCTCCCTGCACAGGATCTCTTAGATGATCAAGTTCATAATCAAAACTTCCAAGGTGTTATTCTTGGAACTGGCGATGGCACTCTGGTTATGCCGGTTGCTAATGATGTGATCTACTATAGAGCTATCAGAGCAGATATTAATCAATAATTATAGAGGGGGATTAAACCCCCTCTTTCATAAAAAGGTAAATCATGGCTAAAGCAAAAAAATTCGAAGATTCTCCAAAAATTTATGAAGCTCCTTCGATCGGAAAAACTGCAAAAAATTTAGAATCTGTTGAAGCAATGACTCCTGAAACTGATCGTATGGTTACAGGAATATTTAGAAATATTGAGTGTCCCGGTCAACCGGCTAGAGTTTGCATGAGACTTTATAAAGGAATGGCTATCTTCAATCAAGTTCTTGAAGATGGTATTCTTTATACAATTCCTCTTTCTGTTGCAAAAGGAATAAAACAATATTGTGCTCATATCAAACATGATCATCTTCTTGGTGACAATGGTAAACATCTGAAAATAAATAAACCTTTTAATCGTTATGAATTTGTAGCGGCAGAATTTAGATGACAACTTGGAATCTTGTTCGACTTCGTCAGGAAATTAGAAATATTACCGGTAATTTTGATGTCACTCAAATGACCGATAGTGAAATTGATAATTATATCAATGATTTCTATTTATATGAATTTCCTGAAGAATTGCGTTCATTACGTCTTAAAAATTATTATGAATTCGTAACAGTACCAAATGTCTCTGTTTATTCTCTTCCACAAAATACTGATATTGTCATAAGTACAGGTGTCAGTAATCCTATAACCTTACAGGGTACAAATAAGGCAGTTTATAATGTTTCTCCCCCTGTTTATGTTGATGGTTACCAATCTGCCTGGTATCAAGATCCAGATACATTTCAACGCATTTGGCCAGATTTAAATACTGTACAAATGTCTGTTGCTGTAACTGATGGAATAAATTCTACTTTTAGTTTTAGTTTATTTGCGACTCCAATTTTACAAGGTTCATTGACAATTGGATGTTCTCGTCCAAATACAACAACTACAATTCCTACAGACAATTTTAGAGATTCAGTTGTTCCAGATGTTTTTACAAATCCAGGTAATATAATCAGAAATGGAAATACGATTGCCGGTTCCGTGAATTATTTAACCGGAGCTGTTTCCATAACATTTTCTAGTATTCCTGCTGCCGGAATATCTATAAATGCTCATTTCTATGCTTATGTTGCGGCTCGTCCTCGCGATATAATGTTCTTTAATCAACAATTTACTGTTCGTCCTGTTCCTCAAGATGCTTATCGAGTAAAAATGGTTGCTCAATATCAACCTACTGTTTTGCTTGATTCAGGTTCTGAAATTGTACAATTCAGTGGCGATAGTAATTCCGCAGGTACACCACAAACTCCTTCAACAGAGACAACTCCTTTCTTTGAATGGTGGCAGCTTCTCGTCTATGGAAGTTCTATTAAGATTTATATTCGTCAAGGTGATCATCAAGAAGCAGAAAGATATTTACCTTATTATGAAAAAATGAAACTTGAAGCGCAAAGAAGAACATTAAAACAGATGAGCAATTCGAGAATTTCAACAATTTATTCGGATGGCCAAGGTGCAACAGTTCCTTTCCCACCATATCCAATTTATTAATGTAAATCTGCTTTACAAGAGGTTTTATGAGTTTTACTTTAAATGCCAATAATCCTCCTGCTAGTCAACTACTTTCTGTAAGCCAAGGTATTCTTCAAACGAATTCAAACTATTGGTTAAATACGCTTGGAAAAGATCACTCGATTTTTGATGGTGATAACAATTTGACTACTTTTGAAGGAAGGCATCTTCAAGTTTCTTTATTCAATCAAGCAAATGATAATCTTCCTTTTGTAGGTGATGGATCAGATAGTCAAATTTGGGATAGTAATGGTAGGTTATTTTGGAGAAATTCCACAAGTGCTGCAATATTATTAACTTCTTCAAATAATCTTAATGGTTCAGTTCCCATTATTGCTTCTGGTAATTTTGCAGCGAGAACATCTGTTGGAAATTGCACGATAAATTTCAGTAAGAATATAACAAAAGTTGAGCGGATTTCCAAAGGAACATATAAAATAACAATGACAGTTGCTTATACTTCTGCAAATTATTATGTCATGGTGACAGCCGGAGAAACAACTGATCATCAAGGATATATTAATTTTGACAATGGAATTTCATTTGCACCAACTTCCTCTGAATTTCAACTTTTTTCAATAAATAGTTCAGGTTCTAAAGACAATACTCCTGATAATATTCAATTTATAGTTTTTGGTGGTTAATGGCATTCGAACCGCAGTTATTAGCACCTATTGAAGGCGGAGGACTCGTCGAATATTATAAGCCATGGCTTATAGGACGCGATGCTTTTCCTCGAATGGAAGATGCTTATTGCTGGCGGGGAACTGTCAAAAAACGTGAAGGTTATGAAATTCTTGCTTCTCTTCCTGTTGGTCCTGTTATGGGACTTCCTCAATATCTAATTCCTAATTCAGGTTTACCACAACAAATAGCTTTCAATACTACACAAGCATTTTTACTTAAAAATTCACCTTTACCTCCTGTTTATAATAATATTTCTTTTTTTTCTGATTTTTCACCTGTCACCTGGACAGGAACAAATACTAATTTTTTTTATTCTAGCAATTTTGCAGATTCGCTTTGGACTACGAATAATAAAGATCCTATAAGAATCTGGAATGGTAATTCTCTAAATGGTTGGAGTAATCAATTTCCATTAGTTGGTGCTAATCCTGATGGGACTAGTCCAACTTATGTTACTTCATGTTTGATAATTATTCCTTATAGAAGAAGATTAGTCATTTTAAATACTGTGGAAAATAGTATTCCTTTTTTTCAACGTGCTAGATGGTGTCAAATCGGTACACCTTATTGTCAAAATCCTACTATTAATCCTCCAGTAATTCCTGATCCTCCAGTCGCACCTCCTCCGAATTGGTCAGCACCGGATAATGATGCTTGGCGTAGTGATATTCCTGGTCGTGGAGGATATACAGATGCAGATACTGATGAAAGAATCATTGGTGCAGGAATTGTAAGAAATACTCTTATTGTTTTCTTTCAAAAAAGTACTTGGAGACTGAAATATGTTGGTGAAACTGTTAATCCTTTTGAATGGGAAAGAATCAATACTCAATATGGTGCTGATTCCACTTTTGCCTCTATAGAATTTGATGAAGCAGTTTTGACATTTTCACGTTATGGATTCATTGCATCCAATACTAATACCTTAAAAAGAATTGATGAGAAAATTCCTGATCAAACATTCCAATCTATGCAAATTGGAACTAATCTTGCTGATCTACAGAAAGTTCAAGGTATTCGTGATTTTTATCGTCAAACGGCTTATTGGTGCTATAGCAGTCCAGATAATACAGATCCAAATAAATATCCTAATAAAGTTCTAGCTTACAATTATTTAGATAAAACTTGGTCTAGATATAACATGAACTTTACTTGTTTTGGATATTATCAGACCTTCAATGATCTTATCTGGTCAGATTTTGTCAATATTCCTATGGATGAATGGCAAAATCAAGATGAATCATGGAATGCACCTTGGTTTCAAAATAGTTTCCCACAAATTCTTGCCGGTGATCAATATGGAAATGTTTACAAAGTTTTTGATGTTGAAGCTAATGATCAAGATCAAGTCGGTCCCAATGTCATGGGGAAACCTGTAAATAAACCAATCAATTTTATCATAGATACAAAATTTATGAATCCTTACATTGGCGAAGGTGCTCGTTGTCGTCTTCAATATATGGATTTGTATATTGATAGTACTGTTGTTGCCAATCCTCCAAACAATGGCGGAGCTATTACAGTTCAATATTATGTCGATGATAATCTTGAAATGCCAATAAAAACATTAACTGTCACAACCTCAGAAGTTCAAAATGCTTCTAGATATGTAAGAGTGTTTTTAGGTGCTACAGCTCGTGTTCATCTTCTGAGATTTACACTTTCACAAAGTCAAATAACTGATCCCATTCAATCAGTACAACCATTTGTTCTTCAGGGCGTAGTTCTTTGGACTAGAAAAGAGGGGCGTTTGAGACATTAATGAGCTATAACAATACTTTTGGACCTGCAAATTCAGTTGTTAATTTTCTTGCTGAAGAATTTCAACTTCCCGAAGAAGGTGAAGATTTCGAAGAATTTTATACTCAGAGAGAAAGAGATACTGCATCTGCAATCAATGTTCGCGAAATTGGAAGATATTCTCTTCAAGAAATAGTTACAGGACAAACATGGTTTGGTAGCAATTCCGCAACACAATCTAATCTGCCAAGATTTGTTTTTCGCAAGGTTTTAAAATGGGTTGATGCTACTAATGCAAATTCAACTAATCTTCCAAATAATACAACAGGAAGCATGGCTCATGGGATTACTCTTACATCTACTGGTTTTTTCACCAATATTTATGCAGAGTCGAAAAATCCTTCTGCAACTTCTGGACAACAAAAATATATCATTATAGGATTTGCTTCACCGACTGCCGGAGAAAGTATTGCTATCTGGTGCGATGATACTAAGGTATATATAAAAACAGGAAATAATCGTTCAGCTTGGACACAGACAAATATAATATTAGAATACATAAAAAATTGAGGTTTTTATGCCGTCATTATGGGATCACATTGTCGGAAGCGACTCAAAAATTAAACAACAAAGAAATTATTCTAAGGAAAATACTAAAGTTTTAGAAGGATTGCAACGTGGAGAAAATGGAATTGAAGAAAATCCTCTATACCAAGCCGGTAATGATTGGTTAATGAAATTACTTTCCGGGGATACTTCTGTTTTTGAACAACCTTTGATAGATCAATTTAACGAAGAAATTGCTCCTGGAATTGCTGAAAGATTTGGTGGTGGTCAATCAAAATCATCTTCTGCAATGAATCAGACATTAGCACATGCCGGCTCAACTCTTTCAAGTCAAATTGCCAAAATCCGTGGTGATTTGATGAATCAAGCTTCAAGTCAAGCTCTACAATATGCTCAACAGCCTTATTCAAATCAATTAAATGCTTTCAATATTAAACCTTATGAAAATGTTGAAAAGCCTGGAGTTACGGGATTTCTTCCTACAATTGCTAATGAAGCTGCACATAATATTGGTAAAAATATGTTTGGCGGAGGCGGTGGTGGTGGAAATCCAGGTGATATCGAAAAATTAGCAGCAGTGGCAGGTTAATATGGTTTATAGAATGTTACCCCCAAATGATTATGGTGGAAATTTAGCAAGAGCTTTAGGTCAAGGCTATTCTCAAGCCCGTGAATCTCGTGAAGGCGAACAAAAAGATGCTCGCGCTGAGCAGAGAAAAGTGAAGATGGTAAATAATCAAGAAGAACAGCAACGTTCTCGTCTTTCTAAAGCTTTAATGGAATTAAAAACTGATGAAAGATATACAAAAGGAACGCCTGAAGAAAGATTGCAGGCCACTTATGAAAAAATAGCTCCAATTGATCCAAATGTTGCTAATCATATGGCAACCCAAGGTGCAGCTATACTTAAAGCACAACAGCCCGGTAAAGGTCCTGCTCCAAGCAATGTTCCTGTTCCTCCTGAAACTAGTGCCAAAATACAAAAAGTAATGGATAATTCTAAAGGTTTATCAGCTTCTGCTTTAGCACAAAAATTTGATGAATCTGGTGTGGAAAGAGCTTTTTCAAATTCATATGTTGAAACACGTCGTCGAGAAGATGAAACAAAAACAAAAAATGATTTGAAACAAGAAAATGCTACTCGTGCGGAAAAATTAGAGTTTCATAAAGAAAGTGCAAAATTCGATGAAGAACTTTTACATAAAACTCAAACAGCAAAAAAACAATTAGAAGCGATAAAAGATATTGAAAAACGTATCAATTCAGGAAATATCAAACCTAATAACATTGCTAATATTTTTAAAGGAATGGGAAAAATAGGTGATAAAATTTCTAAAGCTTTTATTACTGAAGATGCCGCAGCAATTGAAGCCTCGATTCCACAATTACTTGAAGGCTGGAAAGATATTTTTGGTGTTAGATTAAGTGATGCTGATTTAAAAATATTAGAAGATAAATTACCTTCAGCCGGTAAATCCCCAGAAGCAAATAAAGCTGTTTTAGGAATATTAAGAAAATATGCTGATGTCACTTTGCTAAGATCTAAAATAGCTTCCGATATAAGAAAAGAAAATGGTGATTTACGACCTCTAGGCTATGCCAATAAGATTGAAGAAAGATATGATGAAGCAATAAAACCCATTAAAATAATCAATCCAAATAATGGCAAAACAATTGAAATTCCTGCTTATCAACTTTCGGCAGCTTTAGATAAAGGAGCTAAGTTAGTGAATGAATAACTTTGATTTTTCCATGTATGATTATTCTGATGTTGCTACCAAAGAAGAAAAGCAAAAGGCAGAAGAAGTTAAAAAAGCTAAGCATGATCCATTTTTTGATTCTTATGATTATGGAGAAGAAGAAACATCTTCATCTAATAATCCTAATAATGAACAAAATTCATCTGAACCTTATGCAAAAGGTATTCCTCCATGGTTAGAAAAAGCTCAAAAACTATCTTTTAAAGAAAAGGCTCAAGAATTAATTCCTTTTGGAAAAGGAATTGCTTCTGGAGCCACATTAGGATATTCAGAAAAAATTCCTGGATTAGAAACTGAAGAAGGAAATGAATTAGAAGCTGGTGGAAAGTTTGTTGGTGCAGCACTTCCAATTACTAAAGCTGCTAAAGTAGCTGACTGGGTACTAACAAAAGTTCCAAAAGTATTACAACCTCTTAGATTTTTAATGCATGGTGGAATCACAGGTGCAGTTTATGAATCGGCAGTTCAAGGGGCAAAAGCTAGTCGAGGTGAAGAAGTCGATCTTTCTCAAGTTCCCAAAACTGCAAGAGATTTTGCTATATTTACTCAAGCATTAGGAATTGGAGGACAACTTGCTGAAAGATTTCAGAAATTGCCTAAAACAGCTCAAGCTGATGTTATTGAAAAAGGAATCATTCCTGAAAATCTAACTAAAAGTCAGTATGAAACTGCTGATGAAATGTTAAAAAATGTTAATAAAAATCGTAAACCTCCAGATGATGATGGAGGATTACCTCCTCCCCCTCCACCTGGCGCACCCCCAGGTCCTCCTCCTCCTCCTATTATTACTAGAAGATTTACTCCCGGACAGGATATTGGATTGAGACCTGTTACAATACCTGAAACACCAGATTTAAGAAATACAGTGGGAGATATTTTTTCTAGAAATAGATTCTATAATACAACACAGGGCGGACAAGCACTAAAGAATGAAATTATGAGCATTGATCAAGATGTTTATAGAGGTGTTAATGATCTTTATAAAACTTCAAGAGAATTACATTCAGAAATTAATCAAATTCATCCGCAACTCATAGGACAATTAGAAAATAGATTAGCTCCTTTAAAACAAATTCCTGAACCTTCCGATGTTCAAAGAAGAGTAATTAAAACTGGTGAAAATATTTTGAAAGATCTTCGTACTGTTGATGAAGAAGGTCATTTAACTGGTTATCTTGATATTAATAATCAAACATTAATAGATCAGATACAATCTTTACGTCAAATTGTTGATTATGATTTTGCACATGGTGATACCAAAAATATTTTTCGTCCTCTTATTGATGATATTCAAGATGCAGTTATTGGTGCAGCCGAAGTTGCGGATAATATTGAAGCGGTAGATTCATTTGCAGATGCACGCGCAGGTTATAAAACTTGGAAACAGTATTTCGATAATGAATATGTTCGCCCTTTTCGTGATGCTTCGAATCAAGATTTTAGTAAACTTTATAAAAGTTCACAAGATTTTGACGAACATAACATGCTAAGAAATGTATTAAATCTTTCCGATCGTGGACAAGAGCTTATGAATGCTTCGACACGCGATATCGTAGAAAAGAATCTTTCAAAATTCTTTGATAATCCACGTGGAACAAATTTGAGAGAATTTAATACTGCATTGCGAGAGTTAGAAGCTATCATTCAACCTGAACAAGCACAAGAAATTCGTACTGCATTCAATGAAGCAAAACGACGGCCTAATATTATAGCAAAGAAATCTGAAAAAAAACCTCCTATAGAAGAAGAAAAATATAAAGAACCGGAAGATATTCTAAAAGAAATGAATACTCGTTCTGGAATCAAGAGAATAAAGAAAAAATTTTCAGATACAAAAGAAAATAAAGATCTATTTGAAGAACTTTCTCAGAAAAAAATGCGATCAGTCCTCAGAGAAGGCAATATTGATAAAAATTCAACTGGTAATGACTATGCAAAAGTCTTGAATAAAGAGAAAAATTATGAACTTTTCTCTGAATTTTTAGGAGAAAAGAAAACAGAAGAACTTAGGCTTCTAGCTAAAGAAATTGGAGATCAGGAAGTCAAAGAACTTTCTAAAGCAGAAGCAAAAAAGAAATTGACTGAAAGAATAGGTAAAAAAGTTATAGATGTTAGATTAATAGAAATTTTATTAAATCTATTTTAATCATTACCTAATAAACCTGATAAACCAATCAAAAAACCTATCTCCGCAGATCCAAATATAAGCATTCCTATTAAAGGACAAACCAAAACAATTATACAAAATTTAAACATAAATCTCCTGTTTTGGCTACAATCCTAGCATAACCAATCATTTAGCATAAGTACCAATCTTTTATTGATCTTTATTGCCAAGTATTTTTTTTACTGTTAGTGTAAAGAAAAAATTTTACTTGGTGAGGGATATGACAGATTTCCAATATTTTTATGGCCTTGGTGGTTTGACAAAGCTAGATGCAGCTACTTCTTCCCAGCCAGGTGTAGTAACTTTTGCAACTGTTGCTCAAACGCAAACAGGAACTGCAACAAATTTAGCTGTAACTCCAGCAGGTGTTGCTGCTGTGGCTATAGCTGGAGCACCAAATGCAACTCAAGCAACTCCCGGTATTATACAAATAGCTACTACTGCGGAAGCTGAAGCCGGCGTAAATAATTCTAAAGCCATTACACCGCTAACTCTTGAACAAGTTCTTACTGCCAGTGTTTCTTCCGGAAGTTTTACTTCCATTACAGTCAGTGGTCTTTCAACTTTGCAAGGTTCGGCAACAATTTCTACTGCCGGAACTGCTTTAGGTCTTGGTATTGACAATGATACTGCGACTATAAATATTGGTCTTGGTACTTCAGGACGTTCTATAAATATTGGTACTTCAGCTGCGGCAAATTTAGTTACTGTTGGTTCTACAAATGGAGCATCTGCTCTGACATTGCAGTCTGGAACAGGAAATATGTCACTGGCAACTGCAAGCACGGGAACAATTACAATTGCTTCAAATAATACTACAGCGATTACAAGTGCCCAAGCCGTGTCTATTAATTCAACTTCCGGCGTAATAAATATTGGTAATTCCGCTAATGCCAATAATATGAATATTGGTACCGGCGCAGCAGCAAGAGTTATTACTATCGGAAATAGTTCGGGGGCAACACAAGTTGTAGTTAACTCCGGTTCCGGTGGTGTACAAATTGCAGCAGCATCAGTTGCTCAAGTTGTCACAATTGGTAATGTTACTGGGGCTTCCGGAATTGCAATGCTTGTAGGAACTGGAAACTTCTCTTTAGACGGTGTTATCGGTTCAACTTATGCAGTTGGTGCTAGCACTACCACAGGTACTATTACAATTGGTGGATCGGCTCAAACTGGAGCTATCACACTTGGTTCATCTTCCGGAGCTTCTAATAGTGTAGTTATTGCAAACGGATCCGGTTCAACTACTGTTTCACTTGCAAATGTTACTACTGCCGGAGCTACAGTAAATATTGGTTGTGCTGCATCAATTGCCACAGCAAATGTCGTCAATATCATGACAGGTGCAACACCTGGTGCTAGTGAGACATTGAATATCATGTCAGGTATTGGATCAGCAGGAAACCAGGTGTTTGCTTGTCAAGGTGCTGCAATTTCGCAAGGCACAAATACCGCAGATTTCTTTAAAGGTATTACTACAGGTGGTACAAACTCCTTCAATGTGTTCAATAGCGCATTCACCGGTGGAACAAATAGCATTAACTTGTTTGCAGGGGCTTTTACAACTGTTGCAGGAACATTTAACTTATTTAGTGGTGCTTCCACACATGCCGGAACTACAAATATTGGTACCGGAACAAGTGCTGCCCATGTGATAAATATAGGTTCTAATGCTGGTGGTAACGTAACAATTATCGGTGGTGCTACTTCTACACTTGGTATTGGTCTAGGTGGAAATGCAGCTCAGATTATTACTATAGGTGCAGCAGCACAAACAGGAAAGATTTCTATTGCAGATTCAACTGGTGGATTAGCAGCCGTTGATCTAATGAATGGTGTCGCAGGAACTGCTCAAACATTAAATATCGCTTCTGGAACATCAAGTACAGCTGCCCAAACGGTAAACCTATTGAGTGGTGTAACTCCTGGAGCTACTACAACCCTAAATGTTATGGATGGCGTGTTAAGTGCCGGAAATCAAGTTATAAATGAATTAGGCGGCATAATTACGCAAGGAACAAATAACCTTAACATATTTAATAATGCCTTTACCGGTGGTACAAATAGCGTAAATATCTTTAATGGAACTTATACAACTGTCACTCCTGTTTTCAACTTGGTGGCTGGTGGTAACGGAACTGCCGTAGCAAATATCAATATCGGAACTGGAACAGGAGCTGCGCACGTCATAGCTATCGGTTCTACATCCGCCGGTAACGTAACAGTTGCATCAGGTACAACTCTTGCACTTAATGCAGTCGCAGCAGGTGTTATTACAATTGGTGGAAGTATAACAACAGGTTCTGTGACTATAGGCGGAGCAATAACCTCTGGTTCTGTAACAATTGGTCATGCAGCATCTAGCGCAGCGGTCAATTTAAATTCCGGAACCGGTGGTGTAAATGTTACAGGAAACTTAAATTTTGTAACTTCCGGTAATAAGATCTTAAGTGCAAACGTAGGTACCACTACAGCAGCTGTAGCAAATTCATTCGGTAGTGTCACTTTAGTTGGAGGAACAGCCATAGTAAGCACAACTTCAGTAACTTCAAGCTCTTTGATATATTTATCAAGAGTCTCAGTAGGATCAACAGGTGCGGCAGCGTTGGGAATATTAAGCGTAGGAACCATAGTCAATGGTACATCGTTTGTTATTAACTCATGGCTTACTGCTAATGCCACAAGTCTTGCCACAACTGATGTTTCAGTTATAGCTTATATGATCGTTAACTAAAGGTAACTATGTCAGCTTTTAACATTGTACTTCTTCCTTCAGCCCTGCAATCACTTGCAGGGCCATTTGCAGCTACGTATACCAAATTAGGTTTACCATTAGTTAATTCTCCTAGGATTATCAAATGGACAAACAATAGTACGGTTGATCTTCTTTTATCTTGGGACGGTGTTACTGATCATGAGATTTTGCCGGCCGGTTCTTTTGTTTTGCTAGATATTGCAGCAAATAAAGAACAAGTTAATTCTTGTTATATTGCCAAAGGAACTCAATTCTGGGTCAAAAATACTGTTGGTGGTTCTGTTGGTTCAGGTTCTGTTTATATGTCAGTTTATTATGCATAAAGGAAAGCTATGAGCCAATCAGGAATTAATAATAGAGCCGGCGGTGGGGGCGGTGGATCACCGGTTCAAACATTAACAGGAAATGACTCCGTAGCCGTACCACCATCAGCGAATAACATTAATGTTTTAGGTAATTTCGTACTTACCAATAATGTTAATGGTATTCAAACCAGTGGAAACGCCGGAACAAGTACTTTAACCGTTCAATTAACAAATCGTTTTCAAGCCTCAAATACTATCTCTGATGCAAATCCACATGTTATTTACACGCAATCTTTAGGTGCAACACCTGCCGCTTATCTATTCAAGTTTGATCTCGTTATTCTCAATACAACTTCTAGTTTAATGGCTGCATATTCTGTAGAAGAACCTATAAGAACAGATGGGACTAATGGTCATATTTTCCATGGCGAAGATGTCTATTTAGCAGAAGAAGGTGCCATGTCTGGAATGCGTATTACATTTGGTTTACAAGGACTTAATTCCTTTTTTGTCACAATTAAGGGATATGATACATCCATTCTAGATTATAACCTTACAGGTACTTATCAGGTGATTACATGACATATTCTAGTTCAGTTGGTTTTCAAAATCAGACAATGTTGGCATCTAATGCGGACTTTAGCGGTAGTCTAAGTGAGCCACATGTAAATAATGGCTTAATTTCAAATGGTCAACTTTGGATCGGATCAACAGCTTTAAATGCTAATGGAACTCACATAAATGTCGGAACTTTCACTTCGCCTTTGGGAACATTAACAATTGGATATTTATCCCCGAATATTACTTTGGATATTGCAAGTGGTGGATTAGCGGTAGAGCATTTAACAGGGAATACTGGCGGTCAATTAAATCCTACGAGTAATAACTTTAACACGCTTGGCACCGGAAGCATCACGATTGCCGGATCTGGATCAACTTTAACAACTCAATTAACCGGTTTGACTAATCATGCTGTGCAAGTTGGTGCGGGTACAGCAACATTGACACAATTGGCAGTAGGCACAAACGGTCAAGTTTTAATTGGTGCAACTACAGCAGATCCAGCCTTTGCAACTATTACAAGCACAGGTGGTACAATTGCTTTTTCACTTGGTGTTAACACTTTGAATATGGAAGTAGTGGATGCAGGTTTTAAATGGTCTGAAACTTCAGGTGCCTTCAACGCAGCCAAATCAAATGGCTATTTCATAACAACTACGGCAACCGCAACACTTCCTGCTACTCCTACCGAAGGCGATACAATAAAGTTTTTTGTCGATTCTACCAATTTGCTAACCATAACAGGAAATACAGGTCAGAAAATAAGACTTGGTACAACAATTTCAGCAGCAGCAGGAACGGCAGTTAATACACAGCGCGGTGACTCTATTGAACTTGTTTATATGAGTACTGGGACAACATGGCAAGGTGTATCTGCCGTAGGTGGTTGGAATTTAACATAATCGAGGATAAATAATGCCTTTCACTAATTCTACAAATAATTTCGGCCCGACAAAATGGTCAGTAAATAGTCAAGCAGGTCTAGGGACTCATACGACCTTGGCCACAGCTATGACAGCAGCTTCTTCAGGCGATACCATTATTCTTGAAACATCCGTTACAGAAAACGTTACAATCACTCCTGGAGTAAACATAGTCGGATTAGCAAGTGGTTCAGCAAATCTCCCTTCAATTACTGGTACATTGACCATGACAGGTGCGGGAACAAGCACAATTTCAGGATTGGAATTAATCACTAATTCAGCAGCAATAATTGCGATAACAGGATCAGCGGCATCAATATTGAATGTTAATAATTGTTATCTAAATTTCACAAATAATACAGGAATAACTTTTTCAACTTCTGGAGCTACAGCAGCATTAAATATATACAAATGCACTGGTGATATTGGAACTACAGGAATTGGAATATTTACCAGTACTGCAACAGCAACAATAACGTTTGAATATACTCAAATTACAAATAGTGGTGGTTCAACAACTCAAAGTAGCACATCAGCGGGTGCAATATTTTTTATATATTCTGATTTAAATAGTCCATTTGTAAGCACATCAACAGGAGGTATAACTGCTAATTATACTTTTTTTGGTGCCGGAAATAATGCTACTTCCTTAACATTGGGTGGTTCAGGAGCACATAATTTCTTTTTATGTAAAATAAATGGAGGAACTTCTTCGGCTATATCAATAGGAGCCACAGCTAGTTTTTATGAATGTACAATTATGAGTAGTAATACAAATGCGATAACTGGTGCAGGTACTATTAATTATTCAGGAATTGCTTTTTCTGGTTCTTCAGTAAAAATTAATACAACCACTCAAGTAGGCGGATTATTACAGGGTGGTGTTGCCCAAGCTCCCTCGACAGGGTTTATTGGTGAACAATTAACTGCAACAACAACAGGTGTTAGCTTATCTACAGGTGCAGCTAAAACAATTGCAAGTATAAGCGTTACCGCTGGAATATGGGATATTTGTGGAATGATAGATTTGGCAGGAACTATTACAGGGACACAATTTTTAGGTGGTATTTCTACAACGAATAACACTCTTAATTTTAATTTCGGTAGCGATACAACTTCTCTTCCAGTTCCTCCAACAGCAGCAAGTGATATTGGATTAACAATTATGCCTCAAAGAGCAACTCTCACATCCACAACAATTTATTATTTAGTAGCAAGAGGGACTTTTACTGTGGGTACTTTAACTGGTGCAGGTAAAATATCTGCTACTCGTGTTGGATAAAATATAATGGATCTATCACAATATACTCACCCTGAGACCATCCACATTTACATTCAGGATGATGCTCAATTTCTTCACAAACGAAAATGTGATGCTCAGTCTCGATGATGAAATAGCGTCCATCTATATGAATAGTGCAAGGCTGTGTTTCGGAGACTTGATAAAACCCGAAAAGATATAAAGGCAACAAGAGGAACAAGATGAAAGTTTTCATCAATCAACTACCGGAACCGGTGCTTTTTCCACTTGATCTTTCAGCCAAATCAAACAATCAACAATTTCTTTCGCAGAAAAAGCAATTTGATTTTGCCCATCTGTAAATGTAAATGATGAAACTTGATCAGAATGCAGGCAGCAGATTTGATGAAGTATCAAATTAACAAGAATATTCTTCGGATATTCAACCGGTTCGCTAGCACAACTTTGAGCTTTCTCGACTACAGCTTCTTGAACAGGTTCTACAACAGATTCTACAACAGGTTCTACAACAGGATTTTCATCGCTCATATTCATCTCCATCTTTAACTTTTTTCATTAAGATAAATTACATTAGAATAAATAACAAAACATTTTGTATATTGAGACATATAACACTGATCCTAAAGCGATCATGATTAAACCAAGTTTTACACAATTTTCCATAAGGAATCCAATGAAACAGTTTATATCTTTTAGCATTCTAACATTTCTAGTCACTTCTTGTACATTGAGTTTTCAAAATATTACCATAGATACTGTACAAGGGCAAAGCACTGACGATGTTGAAGATTCACAATCTCCAACAAATGATATAAAGCCAAATCTTTCCGTGCCTTTAAAACCATTTTAAGGAGATGTATGAAATATATTTATGCCCTTTTACCAATAATTCTTGTTGGATGTGATAATTCCGGCGTCCAAAGAGTTGTACATGATCCAAAAATTCAGTCAGATGCTGAAACTATTGCCGAAGATGCTCTTGATATTTTTGAAGAAATTGTCGAAGATGAAACCGGCGTCAAAGTTAACATAAATCTACCCAAGGCAGTACCATGAAAGTAAAAAACATAAAACCATCACCTAAAGATATCCAAGAAATTCCTTTCGAAACTCGTTTGATTATGCAAGAAAGACTTGAGAGAAAAATTGCAAAAGATAATTATACACATGGAATTATGGGAGTCGATGGCAAAGGAATCCCTCGTAACCCATTCTTGGAACTATTACACGAGTAGAAAATGAAGAAAAAAGAAGAAAAAAAAGAAGTGAAGAAAGAAGAAAAGAAACACGAAAAGAAAGACGTGAAAAAACTTAAGAAGAAGAAATAGTATGCCATTGATCGGTGGAAAAAAAGCAAAAACTAAAAAAGGTTTTTCTGAAAATATTCGTCGAGAGGTAGCTTCAGGTAAGCCCCAAAAGCAAGCCGTAGCGATAGCTTATTCTAAGGCCGGTGAGAAAAAAAAGAAGAAAAAATGATGTTTTGTGATGAAAAAACAGGACAATTTTATCTTGTCCCTCCTCACATAAAATTTGAGAAAAAAAGTCGGCTTTGGGAACAATTTTTAGAATTTCATGAAAATCACCCAGAAATTTATGAAAATTATAAAAATGAAATTCTCAAAGCCATAAATCAAGGAAGAGAAATATATTCTATCTCAATTATTACTGAACATCATCGTTGGGATAGGAGATATAAAATAAGCAATAATCATCGAGCTTATTATGCTCGAATTTTTGTAGAAGAATTTCCTGAATATAAAAATTTCTTCAAATTTAAATCTATAAAAAATGATTAAGGCCCTGCTTTATCGCGGGCCTTTTTAATTTTATCCAGTTCTTTTTTCAAATCTTCATTAGATAAACTCAAAAACCTTTGCGCTTCCAACCATGAGTCTTTACATCCCGTAAAATATCCAAATTTATATACAAAATATGTAAAGATCGAGAAGCCTAAGGTTCCTATAATTATTTTCATTAGTTCCACCATCGTTGTGAATATTTTTCCATAAACTTCCAAAGTAATTTCCAATTTTCTTCATCTTGCTTAGCATCAATTTTATATTGAGCTTTACAATATGCACAACTTGACCAGACAAACCTTGAATATTTAGAATCAGGAACATCTTCAAAGATAGGTTTAGAATGATCACATTTACATTCAGGACTATCAGTTTTTTCATAAAATCCAAAACGATGGAGTAGTTCCGCGGCAATTCTCATTTGCTTAACATCTCTTTCAGATGTGGTATGGCGATCACATCTTTCAGTTTCTTTCGCAATGCACTTAAGTTTGAATCGCATAATTTCGAAAAGATAAGAACTATCCCAATCTTCATCATCCCAAAGTATGGGAATCCATCGGATCATTTGTCTAATTTTTTTGCAGAAATGTTTTATTCTCATGAAGAAAGCCAATTTCTTAAGCATGCTTCTGAACAAAAATCATGATTACCTTGAATTTTTTGGGAAGTTTTCATAGTTAATGGAGAATTAAGAAATACAACATTTGCTGAAAAAAGATTTGTCTTTTCAATTGAAATTGAAATATAATCGACATTAGAACTTTCAATATTCTTTTCACATTTATCACATAATTTTTTAATCATAGAATCTCCTTTGAGTAATGGGAAAGCTAGGATTTGAACCTAGGATATACGGAATATGAGTCCGGTGCTTTAAACCACTAAGCTACTCTCCCTAAAACCCCCCAATCAAGGGGGGAAAACAATTTAACAATTATCAAGGAAAACTGAGGGAGCTGGGGTCGAACCAGCGATAAGAAATTAACAGTTTCACGTGTTGCCACTACACTATCCCTCAAAAAAATCTTTACAAGGAACAATGAATTTGTTATTGTATTTACAAGAACGCTTTCATTGCTCCTTATGTTCCCTCGGGCTCTAAGCCGAGGGTTTTTCTTTCCAAGCCTTATAGCTTTTCATCTTATTCTCATAATCATCTAGAAAAAGCTGAATGATTTCATTCATTGTTTTATTCTGGCTTTTTGTCACTGCCATAACGTAATCAACGAGTTTTCCTTTTTCTGAGGCATGATCTTCAAAGAACTTATGACATTCATCATCTGTTGCCGCTTTCTTCTTCATTGCAGGATGCACGGCATCAACTTTAACTTCTTGGTCATGGTCTGGGTCATCACCTGTCTCAAGACAAAAAGTTTTCAACATTGCATATTTGCAAGCATAGCTGATAGCCTTCCCAGGCCCTTTATCTCCGCTATCAATTCCGTAGCCGGTATATGCTACCGAAAACCAGTCTTGCGGATTATCAATATTGACAAATGTCATTTGTATCTTAGCAATGGTCATTGTACCATTCTGTGTCATTTCCACAACTGTCGGAACGGCAACAATTCCATGCTTTGCCATCGGACCGTGCAAAGCTGACGAAACTTGATCATGCGAGCAATACCGGTATTGGTTTGCCACTTTCTTCTCGCCTTTTTGGATGTAATCCACTTCCTTCATCACGGCATTGATGCGCTGAAAGATGTTAAGTATTGGTTTGTCTGTCATTCAAAAATCTCCAATTTATTGTTTTTAAAATATTTTTTATAAAGAACAAAGCAATCACAGAAGTGAGATCGACAATATTCCAAATCTTTATATTCAAAGATTTCAGCATCCTTGCCATCTTTGCTTAGTTTCACAAACATTGCTCTTTTAAATATTCCTTTGGGGGCTACAGTGACATAACCACCGGCCTGAGCTTCCCATGTTGGATTTGGCTTGGAACTTGTTTTCCAGTCAATCAATGTAATGATTCCGTCAACTTCGGCGATCATATCGCATTGTCCCGTAAGTTCCAAATCATGATTAAAAAATCGTTCTTCATGATGAATAACTCTTCCCAGCCGTGGAAAGAAAACTTCCGCGGATTTGATATATCCTTCAATATCAGTATCTACTCCCCATGAACCAAAACCGGATAGATATGTATTAATAGCTGCGTGGGCACGAGTCCCACGGTCAGCTGCTTTATCCAAAATTTCTTTCGGGATATTACCATATCCGGCAAATGGTGCAAGCACACTCGTTACTCTTGTGTAATCTTTTTCTTCCATCATTCCTCGCGGTAATGGCCATCAATAAAGCCAATAAATCTTAATGGTTTCACACGCTGCTCAACATCTTGCAGTCTACCTTGGCTATACATAAGCTGAGCGTAAGTATTTGGTGGAGGAGAGAAAAACACGGATTTCACTTGTTTTTCGAATATTTCTTCTCTTTTTACTTCTTCATTTTCTTGTTCCATGTACATACCTTATGTTAAGTTTTTTTTCGTATTTGATTCAGTATCTAAAACGCACTGCTCAAGATCAATTTGTGTGATAGTTGCCCTATCTAACCAGATTTGAGCACTGCGAAGCTCAAGTCTTAATTTATTGATTTGTTGATGCAACTCTAAAGTGGTCACATCTTCGGGTATCATTGCAAACATATAACTCCTTGGATTTAAATATACCGTTGTGGTATGTTAAGAAATATATCATATCAGGTTATTAAATGCAACATCAAAGGTTAAAAATATGAAACTCAGGGAATATATGCAGAGATCGGGATACAAAACTACACACTTTGCCAAGAAATTGGGAATAACTCCACAACATCTTTGGCGTCTCACAAGAGATAAATCAGTTCCGAGCTTAGCACTTGCTTTTAAGATTCAAACACAAAGCAAGGGATGCGTGCTCGTCAATGACTGGCGAGAATTAGCCCTAAAAGGCCCAGAAGGATTAAAACCAAAAGAGAAGCCAAATAAAAATCTTTTAGATGAATCATATCAAAATCTCTAGCTAAAATTGTATGAAATACTTTAAATGTAGTTGCTCTAACAAAAGGCAAATATGGATCAACTGCATGCTTGTTTTCCTCCTTATATATATCTTTGTCAAGTCGCTGATCACATTCCTTCAGCTATGCGATTTTATCTTTTCCTATGGCGTGAAGCTCAAACCAATACAGTTTCCGGGGATTCAAAATTATATCTCAAAGATGAAATCGAAAATCAGCACTTCTTCAATTGGGATTCTTTCATAACTCATTGCAGGGATTTGGCTTATGAAGGACTACTGGAATATGAAATTATCAAAGATGATAAAATTGTAATTATCCTTTTCCAGGATTATTCAATCGGAGGAATAGGACATACTTTATGTTAGGATGCGAAATATGCTTTCATAAAATCTGTCGGGTATCAACAAATCTCGGTCGTTTCTGGCTAGATATTGTCAAAGAATCAGCTTACCCCGGGGATATAGTCGACTTAATTTCTCCTGAGATCATTGATTTTGCAATGATTGAAAAACTCGAAAAAATGAACTTTCTTCGATCGACAGAAACACATTTTAAAGATCGTGTTCATTTGCGTCTTATTCACATTCATGGCTATGCATGTAACAATCCAAATCATGAAGAGTTAGATACTTGTACCTCCGGTGAGATGGATTTTCTCATTCAAGATTGATATTTATTCTTGTCAGGCGTAATGTTGAAAAATTGACGTGCAAACTAGTAATCTGCACGTCATAGACACTTAAATGTAGTGTTAGAAACAATCCCGGCTGGCGAGCCGGGATAAAAGATCAAGATAATTACAATCTAGATCTTATCCTAAATCATTGTTTCTAGCAAGACAGAGAAATAATTTTAGGAGAAATTCATGCAAAGATTTATCAAATTCATTCCATCCGAAGAAGCTACATGGCTTCGAGACACACATCCGAATGCCTTTTTACTTTTACAAGTTATTGCTGAACGCGCCAGGAGAATTTCTGGTCATCCCGATGGTTTAGAAATCGGTGAATGTTATATGGGTGATCTTTGTTGCGGTTTTTCTGAACAAAATTATCGCACTGCAAAGCTTCGACTTGTTGATATGAAATATGTCAAAATTTGTGAAACTAACCGAACACGCAAAAAATCAACGACTGGCATAACGACTAAAGGCACTAAGATAAAGCTAATAAGTTCAGCTATTTGGGATATAAATATTGAAAACGATAACGTCTCACCTAACGACTGCCTAACGACTGACCAACGACTGCCTAACGACGAACAAGAAAGAACAAGAAAGAATAAGAATGAAAAAGAAGAACAACAACAAGTCAGGGGTGATTTTTCAAAATTCCAAGAAGACTTCGAAAAATTCAATTTCATTCTCTCTGATATCGAATGGGTCATGCAGAATTATACGCCAGAACGAACGCAAATGGCCCTGGATTACGTTAAACAATCTCAAGGCATAGACAATCCGGTTGCGGTCACGAAATGGCATTTAAAGCAGGAAAACCCGCCTTTGCCAAAAAAAAAGAAACTTCCTCCTCGCGAATATGTACAGAAATATTTTACTAAATACGAAAAATACAATGATGCGGTATGCTTTATCGACGACGATTGCGTAGCTTTTGAAAGAGGAATGAACAATCATTTTGTAAAATTTAAGGAACATGGTTTTATTGACCAATTTCATGGCTTGTTAAGAAAATTTGGAATCCCTATACCTAAGGAGTGACAATGGAAATATCAGAAGAGAGAAAAGAAGAAATTTTTAAAAAATTAGCTTATACACCGACTTGGATATCTTCTCATGAGGATTTATTCATTTATCTAATTCATGTTCACTATCGTTTATATCAAATAAATGAAATTCTTGATAAAGAAATGAATTATTTGTATCAGAAATACCCTTCAATTAAAAT